CCCGTCGATGGTCAGGGACATGTTCTTTTGATTGTAGACTTTTCTCATGGTGCTGCGCTCCTAGTTGTACACGGACACGGCGATGGCCACGCTATGGAAGGCCCCGGCCTCATAGGCGGTGATGGCGATGGGCGGCGCGATGCGGGCCGCGCGTTCCGACATGGTGGCCCCGGCGACGGACGCCGGAGTGATGGAGGTTGCGGGCAGCGTGTCGTATCCCGTCTCAGTGTTGTCCGATTCGACGTCACGCGGGGCGAATGTCCCGTTGTCCGTGTAGCGCCGATTGATCTTGGCGGCGGCGGAAACCAGCAGGTTCTGCCCGGCCTGCGTGTAGGGCACCTTCTTGTTGCGCAGGAACACGTTGTAGACCTCGACCTGCAATTCTTCCTTGTAGTTGTCGAGGTTCACGAGCGAATCGGTGAACCAGTCCGACGCGGCCTGCACCCCTTCCCGGATGACGGAACTCGTGTTCCCGATGGAGACGTAGGTATTGATGCGCCGGGATTCCAGCGCGGCGAGCTGCGTCTCGGTCAACGGCACGGTGCTGATGCCCGGAAGCTGCTTGAACTTCATGGTCAGCGTGGAGTTGTTCAGGGCGTAGTTCACCGAAAGGGCCAGCGCCAGATAGGACATTTCCGGGTAGACCTGCGGGTTGTCGTGGTAGAACGTAAACGTGCGGCGGTATCCGCTGTTCATGGCATAGTAGCCGATGTTCGTGGTGTTCGCGGTATCGTAGGCGTTGGGCGCGTTGGTGCACGCCCCGAAGATGGCCGGGCTCTGCCCTTCCGCCCAATCCGCCACGGCCTTCTGCTCGTCGGTGTCGCGGTATTGCGCGTCAATGGCCCAGCCGTAGACCGCGTTCCCAGAGCACCGGGCCGCCGTCTGGATAAGGCCGATCTCCGAAACCAGATCGCCCGGCGTGTATCCGGGGATATTGCTGGCGGCCCTGGCGGACGTAAGCCCGAGCAGCGCGGAAACGTCCGTGCCGGAAGACGGCGCCGCGGCGTATCCGAGGGACGCGCCGTCCCCGGCCTGCGTGGTGACGAGCCGGAGCGCATTGCCGGATGCCGCAACGGTGACACCCTTGGAGGCCATCGCCGTGTTCAGGACTTCCGCGACCTCGGCGATGGTGGGCGTGCCGTCGAAAGACAGCCCGGAGACGGACACCAGCGCGTCGTTCACCTCGATGTCGAACGCGCCTTCCGTGACGTTCGCAAGGCCGGAAAGCGCCACCTGCCCGCCCGTCAGTTCGGCGGCCGTGGGCTCGGTGAAGACGCGCCCCACCGCCAGCGTCTTCGGGCGGTCGTCTCGGGAGAAGAAGGCGTTCCCGGCCCAATAGGCCGCACTGTTGGCGGGCACGGCGGCGGAAAGGGCCTTCATCGTGCTGAAGAACTGCACCCGCCCGTTCCCGGCGGAGAACTCCACGTCGGGAGTCACAAAACAGATCATGGTCATATCCGTGGCGATCTCCGTGATGGGGCGGGAGATGCTTACCGAAACGTCGAGGTCGCGCGAAAGGGGTTCCTTCGGGCAGACCACAGGGCTCACAGGCATGGGGCTTCCTCCTTGGGAAGTTGCAGGGATTCGTTGTTGATGGCCCACTGTGAGGCGTCGAACCACTCCAGCGGGTAGGCCCTGCCGAACAGGGCGTAAAACGTGATGTCGAAGAAAGCGCGCTGCTGGATGCGTCCGCCGAGCGGGCCGGACAGATCGGTCACCGGGCCGCATCCGGCGAACCCGAGGACGCGCCACAGGTCGAAAAAGCGTTCCGCAGCCTCAAGGCCGTACCGGGCTTCGCTGGCGAGGCTGTAGGCGTTCGGCCCCCGGACGGAAACCTGAACCGTACAGAGCGCTTCGTTGCCGAGGGACTGGACGCCCTCGTCCTCCGGCGATTCCGGGAGGGTGAAATCACCCATCCCTTGTTGGAGCAGTTCCTGCCCTTTCCACCAGAGCGTCGCGTACACGCCGCTCGGAGGGCGG